GACTTGAACGAATGCGTACAAAACGAGGAACTGGGTGATTTATTTGATGGCCTAAATGCTGCTGAGTGCCAAGCCTTATTGCAAGACTGGCAGCTGTGGGCAAGGGATGACCAAATCCCGCCTGAAGGTGATTGGTCGGTCTGGTTGCTACTGGGCGGCAGGGGGGCTGGCAAAACGCGGGCCGGTGCTGAATGGGTGAAGGGCATGGCCCTCGGCTATCCGCCTTTTTGTCATCGCTCCGTTGGCCGTATTGCTTTGGTCGGCGAGACTTACGCTGATGTTCGAGATGTTATGATTGAAGGTGTTTCAGGCATTCTTTCAGTTCATAACAAAGGCGAACGGCCTGAATGGAAAAAGACGCAACGTCAGTTGGTTTGGAAAAATGGAGCCATCGCTGTGGCTTGGTCTGATGAAATTTGTAAATGGCGTTACGGTGAAGAAACTTGGGATATGCTGCAATTTGGTTTGCGGCTTGGGGAACGACCAAGGCAAGTTGCAACGACCACACCAAGGCCCGTCGCCCTATTAAAACGCCTCCTAGCCAGCCCAAAAACGGCTGTATCAAAAGCATCAACGGCGGCAAATGCGGCAAACCTTGCTCCGGGCTTTTTAGATGCCGTTGTTGAACGTTATGGCGGTTCTCGTTTGGGCCGGCAAGAATTGGACGGTGAGCTGATTGAAGATCGTGAAGATGCCCTTTGGCAGCGCGATTTGATTGAACGGTTGACTGTTAAAAAAACAAACACCTTACAACGTGTTGTGGTGGCAATTGATCCGCCAACAACGGCGCATAAAAAATCAGATGCCTGCGGGATTATCGTCGCAGGCATTGATGAGGCTGGCATCGGCTTTGTTCTAGAAGATGGCACCGTGCGTGAAGCAACACCAAGTGAATGGGCAACCAAAGCTATTGCTCTTTATCACAGGTTCGCAGCAGATTTATTGGTGGCGGAAGTTAATCAGGGTGGCGACATGGTAGCAACCATCGTTCATCAATTGGATAGCTGCGTACCAGTAAAAGCGGTGCGTGCCGCGCGGGGCAAATATGTAAGGGCAGAACCCGTTGCTGCCCTTTATGAGCAAGCCCGCGTTCGGCACGTGGGCGGCTTGTCAAAACTAGAAGATGAAATGTGTGACTTCGGCCTTGATGGCCTTTCATCCAAGCGATCACCAGATCGCATGGATGCTTTGGTCTGGGCCTTGTCAGAACTAATGTTGAAACCGTCTTCCGATCCAAAAGTTCGGCAACTTTAAGACAACTTGAATGGGAATGAGCATGGCTCTTTTTAAGAAAAGTTCGAAAATCACAGCAGGGGCAAACCCAGTAGAGGAACTGAAAAGTTCGCAAACTGGGCCTCTGGTTTATCTGCAATCACATGGTCAACCTGTGTGGACCAGCAGAAACTATGCAGCCCTTGCCAAGGAAGGTTACACTAAAAACGTCATCGCGTATCGCTCGGTTCGAATGATCGCTGATGCTGTTTCATCTATTCCGCTAATGGTACAAACCAATGATGGGGCAATGGATCAACATCCCGTTTTGGATGTGTTGAAGAAACCCAATTCCCGCCAATCGGGAGCTGAGATGGTTGATGCCTTGGTTTGCAATTTGTTGCTTTCTGGCAATGCTTACCTTGAAGCTGTTCAGTTGAACGATCAACTTCGCGAATTGCACCTTCTAAGACCTGACCGTGTGAGTGTGGTGGCGGGCGAAGACGGTTGGCCTTGTGCTTATGAATATGCTGCGGGTGGATCTGCCATCCGGTTTGATCAAACAGACACTGGTTTGCCGCCCATTTTGCATATGATCTTGCACAGCCCGCTTGATGATCATTACGGTTTCGCGCCCATTGAAGCAGCACAAATGGCGCTGGATATTCACAATGTTGCCAGCAGTTGGAATAAAGCCTTGCTTGATAATGCCGCCCGCCCATCGGGTGCATTGGTTTATCAAGGCGGTGAGGGCAACCTGACAGAAGATCAATTTAGCCGGCTAAAGCACGAGCTTGAAGAAAGCTTCCAAGGCGCACGAAATGCTGGGCGTCCCTTGTTGCTTGAAGGCGGCTTAGACTGGAAGGCTATGAGCATGACACCACGCGACATGGACTTCTTTGAAGCGCATCGTTCGGCGGCGAGAGAAATTGCGCTGGCCTTCGGCGTTCCGCCACAACTCCTCGGTATACCAGGTGACAGCACCTACTCAAATTACCAAGAGGCGAACCGAGCCTTCTGGCGACAAACAATTTTGCCATTGCTTTGCAAAATTGCGGCATCCTTAGAAAATTGGCTCCAAGCCCTCTACGGCAATGAACTCAGCATTCAATTTGATGAAACGGCAATCATTGCTTTGTCCTCTGAAAAAGATGCTCGGTTGCAGCGTCTGGTGGCCGCTGATTTTCTGACAATCAATGAAAAGCGCGCAGCCCTCGATTATCCGCCAATCGAAGGCGGCGATCAGTTGGAAACCTAGCTCGCCTAGAGCTTTGAATTAATTCCACAAGACTTATCCCCGCCGTGCTGGGAGGGGGTAGAATACTCTTATGATGAGAAAGTCTGTCGAAACCTTGAAAGGCCTTCGCCATCATGGAGAGCGTTACTGAGACATTCATTGAACGAGGCGACCTAACTCACCTTGCTTTGTTTTTGTGGGCATCTGGCTCAACGGCTTTGTTGGTTTGGACTTTGAAAGAATTGGCCACATCAAACCGGCGGTTCAATGACTTTGTACAACAAATTCACAAGCTGAATCAGTTTTTCAAGGAGCGAGGGTAACATGCGAATTATCTGGCAGACGCTTAAAAACAATAAGTTATTTGCAAAATACAAAGTGCCCAAACAAGACCATCATCAGGTGTTTTTGGAATTTCAACAATCTGTAATTTCACTATCAAAAACGCCACAGCCGTTTGTTCGAATTCGGTCGATCAAAACGCACTGACAGCTTTTCGAGCGCTGTATCAAGTTCTTGACTATAAATGGAAAGATCAATGTTCTTATCTAAAACCACTAGATTGGGTGAATATAAGTTTGCCCAAACCGATCTTACGCGCATCGATGCCGATGGAACGTTCTCCGGCTATGCCAGCTTGTTTGGCGCTGAAGACTTAGGCCGCGATGTCTTAATGCCTGGGGCGTTTAACAACTCGCTTAAAAAGCAAGGAGCTGGCGGTGTTCGCATGTTGTTTCAGCACGATCCCAATGTGCCAATTGGCGTTTGGGATATTGTGCGCGAAGACGACCGTGGCCTTTATGTAAAAGGGCGATTGACCCTTGATGTAGAAAAGGCGCGCGAAGTTCATGCCTTGATGTTGGATGGCGGACTGAACGGTCTTTCGATAGGCTTTAAAACCATCAAAGGAAAGCGTGATCAAAAAACTGGTGTGCGCCAGATTTTCGAAGTCGACCTTTGGGAAATACTGCGGCGAGTAAGCTCTCGACGATACCAACCACAAGAGAATTTGAACGCTGGCTCACGCGAGATGCTGGGTTGACGCGAAAGCAGGCCAGAGTGGTGATCCATTCTGGTTTCAAAAGCCTGGGTGAAACGCGGGACGCTTTGACCTTGGATAATAAACCACGCCGTTCACCTGCTGCAGCGATACGCGCAGCAACCATGAAAATGCGTGCTCCCAAAACTCCTCGTTCATTCAAAGGACTGACAAAATGACAAAACATGTCAAAACGCCAAAAGTGGCACCTCAAATTAAGATGATGACAGAAATGGGTGCTGATGCCCCATCAAGCCTAGAAGTTGTCGAAGCATTCGACGAATTCATGCAGGCTTTTGAAGCCTTCAAAGAAACCAATGACGAGCGCCTTGCTCAGATTGAAAGTCAAGTTTCAACAGATGTCATTACCGAAGAAAAAATGAAACGCATCAACCGCGTTCTCGATGAACAAAAGAGCATGGTTGATAATCTAGTGCTCAAGCAGAAGCGCCCGCTTCTTGGTCGCAGCGGTGGTTTTGTAACCGCAGACCAGATGGAACATAAAAACGCGTTCAACACCTATATGCGCAATGGGCAAACAGGGGCCGGTCGCGGTCAACTGAGCGCCTTGGAAGAAAAGGCGCTGTCTATCGGTTCTGATCCTGATGGTGGTTACCTTGTTCCTCACCAAACAGAAACTGAAATTGGACGCCTACTAAGTGAAGTCTCGCCTATTCGCGAAATCGCTTCGGTTCGTCAAGTCTCTTCATCTGTCTACAAAAAGCCATTCACAATTGATGGCCCGTCCGTTGGTTGGGTTGGTGAGACAGAAAGCCGTGTTCAAACAGCGTCACCAACGCTTGATGAATTAGAATTCCAGACAATGGAACTCTACGCCCAGCCAGCAGCAACAAGTGCGTTGCTGGATGATGCGGCCATCAATGTTGAAGAATGGTTGGCGCAAGAAGTTCAAATTGCTTTTGCTGAACAAGAAAGTGCTGCTTTCGTAAACGGCAATGGCGATCGTCGTCCACGCGGTTTTCTAGATTATCCAACTGTTGAAAACGAAAATTGGTCATGGGGTAATATTGGTACCGTTGCCAGTGGTGCAGATGGGGCGTTTGAAGACAGTGATGCTTTGGTTGATCTCGTCTATGAACTACGTGCAGGCTACCGCCAAAACGCGCATTTCTTGATGAACCGTCGCACACAAGCAGACGTTCGTAAGCTCAAAGATGCGGATGGCAATTACCTTTGGTCGCCTGCAACGCGCGCCGATGGAAAAGCAACATTGATGAACTTCCCAATCGCTGAGAGTGAAGACATGCCGGATGTTGCGGCAGGTTCATCTTCGATTGCGTTTGGTGATTTTGCACGCGGTTACTTGATCGTTGACCGCCTTGGGGTTCGCGTCTTGAGAGATCCATTCTCAGCCAAACCTTATGTTCTGTTCTACACCACCAAACGTGTTGGCGGCGGTGTTCAGGATTTTGATGCGATCAAACTACTCAACTTCAGCGCTGTATAAAGCATCCTCCCGGCTTTCATTTTATCGTTTCTTGGCGATGAAATATCAGTGTTGGAACGACCCCGCCGCATTGCCCTCTTGCGGCGGGGTTAGGAAATTTGGAATGCAATTGGAGAATTTAAAATGACTCTATCAATGCTTGTTGGACCACAGATTGAACCTATTTCTGTCGAAGAGGCTAAGGTGTATTTGAAGGTTGATTATGACGCTGAAAACGAAATTGTTTCAGCTTTGATCACCGCCGCTAGATTGAATGTTGAGCGTGTAACCAGGCGTGTTTTAATTGATCAACACTGGCGGTTATTTCTGGACCGATTGCCGGATAAGAAACTTGTTGAATTGGGTATTGGGCCAGTAAGGGAAATTCTCCAGGCGATTTATTATAACGAAGATGGCCAACCACAAGTGATTTCTCCCAACGACTATGTGGTCGATGTTTCGGGTGTTCCTGCGCGGCTTAAGTTCAATTTGAATGTGAACCATAAGAGTGCGCGCGCGATCAATGGCTACGAGATCGACTTTGTTGCAGGCTTTGGCCCCACAACTTTGGACATTCCGCATGATTTGCGTCATGCAATCTTGATGTTGGTAAGCCATTGGTATCAAAATCGAAGTGCTGTGATTTCTGATATGAACGGTTCAACAACACCGAAAGGTGTAAACGAGCTACTCCAGCCTTATCGTGTGGTGTCTTTGTAATGCGCGGCGCGATTAATAATCCTGGTGAATTGACCCACCTGCTAGCACTTCAAAAATGCGAGAAAGTTGCAGATGGCCTTGGTGGGCAGTTGGAAAATTGGGTAAAGCTTCGAGATGTTTGGGCGCGGGTGAGCGTGCAGTCGCAACGAGAAACCGCCTTAGGTGATCATCTCACAGGTGAACTGAACTATGAAGTTTTGATCCGCCACCGTGATGATATCGAGGTTGGCATGAGGTTCGTCTTTCGAGATCAAAACCTTGACATACAATCTTGCGCTGATCTTGCAGGGGATCGATGTTTTCTCGTTTGTCTTTGTCAGGAAACCAAATGACCAGCAGAGCGATAAAGCTGAGCTTGGACCGCTTGTCGAATGACATATCTGCGCGCCTCAATGAGCTTGCGTCTGACAGTCGAGACATAAGGGCCGCAAGCCTGGTGCAGGCGGTAGAGCTACAACTACCTGACGCGCAAATTGTGGTGGGCGAAACACCATCACGAAGCGTGATCGATATCGTGAATGATGGCAGTGACCCCGCAATT